AAATTAGCATAGGCTATTTGTAACCATTTTGTAACCGGTTTCCCCTTGACATTTCAGTGTAGTGAAGTGCATAAAAAGTTTGAACTAACCGGCCCTGCTCCATGGTGCCCTCTCACGTCGATAATGTATACAAGAGGTGTAACCAATTTGTCATTTGTTGTTCATATCTCGTTAACAATTTTATGAGATAATGACCATAGGGAAACCAGACCGAAACAAACCCGTTAGAGAAAGGACAGTAAACATGATGTACTACAACATGATGTACTACAACATGACCAACAAAGAACTGCTCGACGCATACAACGCAAGCGCTGAGTATGATGAATCCATGTGCTGTGAAATCTGTACCCGTGTTGGGATGCACGAAGAATATTACATGGCAGATGGTGAGAACATTGACAGTGTAATGGAAGAGGCAGTTGACCAGCTCAAGGCCAGCTGTTAATAAAGGGGCATAACAATGACGGTTTCCGAAGTGCTCAGTTCTTGCATGAATATCCTGTATGGTGCAACGGTTGTGAATCTGTAGAAATTCATATTTTATAATGTGACATTTATGAAGGGAGATATAACCATGATTCTCTACATCCGCAAGACAAGCAACTTTGAGCAGGTTGAAAATTTCCTGCTCAATCATCCCGATAAGGAATACAAAACAAGCCGGTTCGTTTACTACTTCAAACAGGTTGGTGAGTGCGCGGGAATCTTCCGACGTGCAACAGAGACCCGCACCCGGAGAGGGCGCAAAGCCGGAGACGATGAAATCATAGCTTATTACCACGATGGGGAGTTTTAACAATGACAGCATATCATTTCTCTTGCGTCGCGCCTTTCGCGTCGCTGTTCTTTATCATCGGTGTTGTAATTTTCGTTTGTGAGTGGAAAGGATGGTTTTAATATGAGAATCGTTCACTTGGTAGAATACGAATGGATTGACCCCAAGTCAGCACATCAGCGCAACGTTATGCCGGTCACGGGCCCCAATGGGGCCCAGATGGCCTATAAGATGTTGGGCAAGTCCATGCAGAGGCTCAACAACGAATCTGTGCGGCAGTTATATAAGTATCTGTGGGACAACGGAAACGAACCGTACATGACCGAAAAGAACGGGTCAATCAGAATCCAGTATTTCCGGTGGCCGCGCGGGTATCATTATGATAAGGTCAACCGCGAGTTTGTGAGGGACGATGCATGAAAAAGATAAAGAATCAACTGGGGCTTGTAAAGCCCGATAAACTGCCAGCCGGTGCGACGGCCAAGAGCGAACAAAAGCCCGCAACCCGCAAGGCCAGCAACAAGAAGCAGGCCAAGCAGAGGAAAGCGGCCAAGCTCAAGGAGAAGAAAGCCAGCAAGGCCAGCAAGCCGCCCAAGAAGCGCAAGCAGGGCGGCAAGGGCAGACCGTTCCAGTCCAAACCGTGGGAAGCATACGCACCCAAGGGCCCGAATGTCACAAGCTACACCCGGGAAGAGCTGGAACAAATTGTGCGGCGTGCATCCGGTGCGGCAAACCGACGCTTGAAACGTTTGGAAGAGACCGGAGAAACCAAGGGCATTTACAAGAGGACTTTGGGGATGCTGGAAACGCAAGGCCGCACAAAGTTCAGTGGAGCAGTGAAGAGCATGACGCGCACCGAACTAGTTGCGGAATACCTGCGCCTGCGGGATTTCATCAGTTCCAAAACGTCCACGATGCAAGGTATCAAGGATTGGAAAAGGAACGTTTATCAATCTCTTGTTGACCGTGGGTTTACCGGTTCCCAAGAAGAGCTTTCAGAGCTTTTAGACAAGTACATGACAAAAGAGCTTGAGGCGGCGTTAGGTTCTGATGTGGTTTACACGTTATTGCAGACGGACAACGGCAGGCCCTTCTTGCAACGGGCAAAGGACGCGATAGACCGTGCAAAGCAGACGGGGGAGAGCCAAACAACGGCCATTTCCCGTGAATTCAATATCACAACAGAAGAACAGGCGGCGCAGATTTTAGCAAAGTATTTCGGGGGTTAAATCATGCGGGAATGCAGAGGTGAACAGATAGCGGAGAGCAAAAACGAGTTTCTGGCTATGCTGGGCACTCCCAAAACCGTACAGGAACGAACCAAGAAGAACGCCAGACCGAAACCCCGTTACCTAGATGTAACCTGTACATTTGATATTGAGACCACCAACACCGATACAGACGGTTTTGCATACAGCTTTCAAACGTGCATTGGTGGCGCGGTCGTGGTTCCGCGATACTTTGAAGAGTGGGCCGATATAATAGAAACGTTGGTTGATAAGTGGAGTATCACAGAACGAAAGCGCCTTGTGATTTTCGTTCACAATCTTGGGTATGAGTATACATACCTTATTCAGATGCTATGTGACCGGTGGGGAGATTGCAAGGCCCTTTACACCAAGAGCCGGAAACCCCTGTATTTGCAGTTCGACAACGGAATTGAATTCCGGGACAGCCTGAAACTGTTCCAAAAGAGCCTTGCCAGAGCAACAGAAGGATGCAAACACGAAAAGCTCAAGGGTGACCTTGACTATTCGGTTTACAGAACAGCAGATACTTCCCTTGATGATATCGAATTTGCATACTGTGTCAATGACGTGCTGGGCCTGTGGGAAGCAATCGAACGTTTGAAAGCGGAGCGCAATTACAACGCGGCCACGTTGCCAATGACAAACACGGCCCTTGTCATTAAAGAGGTCAACAAACATTTGACAGGTGACAGCCGGACACTGCAAAAGATGCAGGCTCTTGAGCTCAACCGGGAACAAATGGAAATCGCATATAAAGCAATGGCAGGGGGTGACACCCACGGCACCCGGTGGCGTGCAGGTCACACTTACCGCGATTGTAACAGCTACGATTTCAAGAGCGCCCACCCGTCTCAACAGCTTTTGTGGAAGTTTCCAGAGGGAAAACCCATGATGCTACCACAAGGCCAGCCTCAAGCAGTGATGGACAATATCATATCCTGCGGTATGGGATGGATAGCAGAGATAGCAATAAAGGGCTTGCAAATTCGGCCCGAATGTCCAGACCCCGTGATATCTGTCAGCAAGTGCGCGGGTCTCAAATGCGACGACGAAAACAAAGACAATGGCCGTGTGCTCCAAGCAGATGAAACATTGCTGTATTGTGATTCTAATGACTGGCAACGTATCAAAGAAGCATACACCTTTGAGCGGGTTGTTATGCACCGGGGGTTTTGTTTCCGGCTTGGGTATCTCCCCGATTCATTCCGAATGGCAATATTTGACAAGTTCAAAATCAAAGAAACTATGAAAGGTTCCCCCGATTATGCTTTCTCCAAAATCTGCGTCAACACCATTTTCGGAGCCTGCGCCCAAAAGACGATAAGGGACGAATACACGGCAGAAATCGGAGACAGCATTGATTTTGAGCGTATGAGCTGGGAAATCAACCTTGAAAAGAAAACCCCTGCGGAGATACAGAAGAGCCAGAAAGGGAAATTTCCGTTTCTCTGGGGCCTGTGGACTGCCAGCATGACGCGGCTCAAGCTCTGGCAACTGTTGAAAATCGTAGGCTGGGAGAAGGTGATTTACTGGGATACCGATTCCTGCAAATTTGAAGGGGCCAAGGTTCCGGCGGTCGAACAGTATAATAAAGAGGTCGCGGCCCAGTGTGAGAAGCGCGGGGTGGTGGTCACGAAACCCAACGGGAAGAAAGTCTATATCGGGATAGCAGAGGACGAACACCCGCAAGCCGATTATGGTTACACCGAATTCAGATTCTTACACGCAAAATGTTACGCGGCCCGGACGTGTGAAGGTGTACTAGAAAGCACCATTGCAGGAGTGGGCAAGAAAGAAGGGCAGGCGGCGTTAAAAGATGATATCGAAAATCTGAACGACTTCTTAATAATTGATGATGCAGGTGGACAGATGCTATCTTACCACGACAGCCCGATAAAAGAGCGCCACGATTTCCAGCGCGTGACCCACTCGGCTAGTTGGATTGTAATGACCCCGCGCAGGTATGAGGTCGGCGGCATCAATAATTTTACTGAGGAACGCTTGGGATAATGTTCTACATGGAACAAAAATAAGAGCCCCCCGCTCTTGTTTGTAGCGGGGGGCTCTTATTTTTTGTTACGAAATTGTAACTTTTACGAGAAAGTGAAGAATGCGTGACTTTGTTTCGTAGTTGAGGGGAAGTCTCGACTTGGGAACAGATGCTGTCAGCCGAATGCCTGCACCGACAAATACGGCATTAAGAACCACGTCGTTATGAGAAAGATCGTACGAGGGGCTTCCATCCAGATAAATCACTTCAGCATATCCAACTTCAACGTCCGAAACTGTTGCAACTTTGGGGTGGTCGGGGAAAGTTTTAAAGGGAAACGGAAGAATAGTGGTTGCGTAGTTGCCAGCGCGCTCGTCATTTTCCGCCCACACGGTAGCAATATCAACGTCATCATAGCGAACAGAAGCGGGAATAGACACGCTGTTATTCTCCAGAGTAGCAATGCGGGCATCCTGTGCGGCCTGTCCTTCATTATAGGTGCTCGTGGGAACATACCCCGTCACGTCGGGAATCTCGCTTTTATCTGCCTTGTCGGTTTCCAGATGGGCAATCTGTTCCGCGTGCTCGGTCAGCTCGTTCTTCTGAGAGGTCGCGCACTCGGAAATGGTCTGCCCGGGGTGCGCGGTTGCCCAGTCGCCCACAATGTCGTCTTGGCGTTTCTGGTCGGCATTAAACTCGGTCTTGGTAACGTAGTCACCCAGAGCGCTTTTATCTGCCTTGTCGGTTTCCAGATGGGTGATGGAATCAGTGTTGACGGAAATCGCCGTATCCTGCTGGGTGTTCTTGGCCTTGATATCGGCAATGGCCTGCTTGTTGGTGGTGTTGTCACCCTCAAGCGCGGTAATACGTTTCTCATGGTCTGCCAGCTGGGTGGCGTGGTTTGCCAGCTCTGCGGCGTTCTTGGCAATGAGCTTACCGTTTGCCAGTTCTGCGGCCTTGGCGCGGTCGATTTCGGCGGTCAATGCCGTGTTGGTGTTGTCGGTCTTGGTATCCAGACCATCCAAACGGCCCTCGGCGTTGGTGGCGCGATTTTCCAGCGCGTCCAGCCTGCCATCCTGCTGAACGTCCTTCTCCTGAATGTGGGCGATTGCATCCCGGTTGGATTCAATCTTTGCCTCATCCTCGGTAAGGTCAGACCGGAGACCATCCGTCACACTGGTAAGGCGCTCAATGGCCGTGTGATTGTCCGTGATTTCTTTGTGCTGGGCGGTCAGACGGCCCTCATGGTCGGCCAGCTTTGCGGCATGGTCGGCCAGCTCGTGGGCGTTATTGGCGATAGCGGCGGAATTGTCTTGAATGTTTTTGGTATTTTTGGCAATGTCGGCAGTGTTATGGGCAATGCTGGCATCGTGGCTCTTGAGCTTGGTATCAATGCCGTTCAGCCGGGAATCATGTTCCACGTCCTTTGCCTGAAGGGCGGCAATGTCGCTGTCATTGCTGGTGATTTGCCTCTGCAAATCCTCGTCCTTGGCGTGAAGGTCAGCAATCTCGGTTGTGTGCTGGGCGGTGGTGGCCTGCAAACCGTCAATCTCGGTCTCGGCAGTTGCCACGCGCTCGGCCAGAGCGTCAACACGGGCCTTATCCTCGGCAACCTGATTTTTCATTGCCGCGTTGTCCTTGTCGTACTGGTCGATTTTCTCCCGAAATTCCGCGTTGTCAGACGCGAAACCGGAGACCTGAGCCGACAAATCCTTGACCTCGTTTTTGTACTGCTCCACCTGCGCATTATATGCACCGGTCTTGGCCCAGTACCGGGAATTGGTGATATCAATGCCGGGGCCCACGTTGCACTTGCTTGTGTAGCTTTCGCCGTCGTGGGTCACAATGGTAAGAGATTCATAGGAGCGGTGATTGTCCCACTCGATGGGGTCTGCGAAAATCGGCACATACCGGGAGCCGATATACTGAGACGGGGGACACGGCCCACAGGGAACAGGGGGATGATGGGGGCCGCAAGGGCCCGGCCCACAGGGGCCGGGGTCAGCAGGCGCAAAGGGTGCGGGCTTGATGGGGAAACCACAATCATTCTTGCAACTCATATAGAAACTCCTTTCTTAATAGGTGATGATAAGATGACCATACTCGGGCTCTGTGATATCGGTGCCGGTGTTGAAGGTCAGCCAGCCCCAATTTGCGGGGACGTATGCGCAAAAATGCCCGTCCGGGGTCAGACCGAACCACACAAAGCGAACCATTTCACAGACCATAGCGGGCAGATTTTTGTCTGCCCATTCCAGAAACTTGCCGTTCTCAAAGTCGCCAGCGTTCAGACGGTCGTTGATGCACTTCTGAGCGGCGGCAAGGTCGGCCATTGCGGAATTGAGCGCGGTGATGTTGCCGCCCTGCGATTCCTGCCCTTTGGCAATGCCCTGCACCAGAGCTGTCAAGCTCTGAATCTGGGAAACCATCCATCTGAGGTCGTACATTCCCGGATCGCCGGGAACATAAGGCGGGGACGGACAAAACGGATAATCCATAAATTCACCCCCTCAGTTCTTTCAACAGTTCGTCGGCCCGGATTGCTTCCGGGGTGAACGAATTGTTTTTCCACCATGCCCAGACAGCGGCGGCGGTCGTCAGTCCGGTGGTCACCCAAGGCTCAAGGGTGGCGCTGTCGATGGGCAGAGGGCTCAGACCGGCAACGCTGAGAATCTGATTAGCCAGAGCCAGAGCCAGAACGGCAGTTCTTGCGATAGTAGAGGCTTTGATTTTCATACTAGTCAACCTTCCTTTCTAAATCGTCAATGCGGTGGTTTGCTACTTTGATTTGCTCTTCCAACACGGGGACGCGGTGGGCAAAGTTGTTATGCTCGTGTACTTCCCGGGTCAACTCGTCAAGGCGTGTATCGGTGACGGCCTGCGCCTTGCCGTTTGCGATAAGAACACCCGAAAGCGTCACAAGGCCACCGATAAGCGCCACGATGATTTCCGATACCATGATACCACTCCATTCAATAAACGTCAAGGCAGAAAGTGCGGTGAAAACTGTCTACGATACCATGATACCACTCCATTCAATAAACGTCAAGGCAGAAAGTGCGGTGAAAACTGTCTGCGATAACACGATACATATTGAAAAGCACCGTCTGCCGCTCTTCCTCAATCATCTTCTGCGTCGTGGTAACGCCGATATTGCCGCTTCGCTTCCACTCGTGAACGGTTGTCACGGTCTCGGATTCCTTGCCCGTAACAGACGCAAGGCCGTGCTCCTCATGCTTGCCGGTCTTAGAATCGTTCGCGGTTCCACGGTCTCCGGCCTGCCGCTCGGTGTGCCCGTGTCCATCGGTGCGGCCCGTGTCACCATGGGTACCGTGGGCCCGGTCGATGCTGTCCCGCTGGCCGGTGGTCACTCCCTCGGTGTCCTGCTTGGTCTCGGTGTCCGACGTGCTTTCTTGGTGGTCGGTCATGTTCTCGGTGGTTACGTCGTCTTGGGTGCCGTGGGTGTTCTCGGTCTCCGTCCAGTCGGTTTTGCGGGTATCGTCTGCGGTTCCGGTCTCCTTATAGATAGTGGTGGAAGCGTCGAAAGGTTGATACGTCGCCTCGTTCTCGGCAGAAACTTTGCCCTCAACGTCCGTCTGGCTGTCCTTGGTGGTCTTGACTTTATCGGTCATTGTTTCACCGTGGGTCGTGAGCCGGGTGCCGGTCGTATCCCGGTCAAGGGTGCCCTTGGTGTCCCGGGTCTCGTCCGCGCTGGTCTGGGTATGAGCAAAACCATGTTCTTTCCCGGCAGTACTGCCCACGGTTTTCTCTTGCCCTGCGGCATTGTCCGTGGTGAAACCGTCCGCTTTGGTGTCCTCGTGGTACAGGTTGCCGGTGGTCTCCATCTGGTGGCGGTCGTCTGCGTGCTGGCTCTGCTCGTCGGCTCCACCATGGGAGTGGGTGGCCGTGTTCTCGGCGGTATCCTTGGCCCTTTCGGTGGTGTCCTTGGTGATTTCAGACACGTCAGTGTTCCAGATGGGATTATACTCCAGCTGGGTCGTGGAAAAAAGCTTTTTCCAGATAGGGAGATTTTCCCGGCTCCACCAGTACAATTCTGATTTCATCCAGATGGGGTCTGGGTGGTACAGGGGTGCCAGACCGTGGGCCCTGCGGATAGCTTGGATAACTCCCGCTTTCTCCATGCCCTCGGGGACAACCATATTTGCAAAAAGGTTGGGGTCTGCCATCAACAGTGCTTCCAAATTGCAAGAAGAAACAAGCTCATTCACCAACATTGTTATTCACCTCTTCCCCTTCGTTGTTGGCCTCGGTCTCGTCGGCCTCGCCTGCGTCGAAATCGGGCTCAACCATTTTAAAGGTAATGTTTGTATCGTACATCTCATTGACAATCGCAAGGGATTTTTCCAGCGTGATGCGCCAGACCTCGCGTCGGTTGAACGTCTCCGCGTCTGCCGCTTTCGATTCCGTCACAACCATTCTTTCCTTTTTGTTGGGCTGAACAGAAACACCCAATTCCCTGTAAAAGTCGCAAAGGATGTTCCGACGATACTCCATCAAATCGGGCAGAATAAAGTTCTTGGAAAGGTCGCGGTCGAACTGCATGATTGGGAGCGTAAAATCTCCATCGGCCTTAGTGGTCAGCTGTTGTTTCAAATCGGCATTGATAACAACAGCGGGGGCACCGTTTGCCAGCTTGCTAAAGATTCCTTCCATGGTTCGCTTGCCCTTGTCGTCCTTGGCGATAGCCGCATAGGCGAAACGGGCATTAATTGCGCTCTGCCGAATTGCGATTTCTGCTAACTGCATCTCCCTTGCGTACTTGGTCACTAAGTCCCACGTTCCTTGATAGTCGGGTGTGAGCTTGATAACCGCGCACTCTTTGCCGATTTCCAGAGGGCGCGGAAAATTAAAGAACGTGGTTGAAATCTGCATACCGCGCGGCTGATATTGCAGGCCGTACCCGGTCGGAAATGCGGGCTGTACAACCAGACCGTATGTTTTTGACTTAAACACGGTCGCATAACCTGTGCGGAAAAGCTGGTACAGAAATGCGTCGTAGTCCCACCCGATTTGCCCCGGTCCGTTTTCCGGGAGCCCGTTGAATTCAATGAGACCACGGAGACGCTGAAAGAAAGAACGTTCCCAATAATTCATTGCATCGGTGGAAAACGTTGCATCGAAGTTCCCGCACAGCGTGCCGCCGTCGTAGTATCCGCTATAACATTGGTACATATATAATCACCTCATTCGATAAACACGCCGCTGTCCATTGCGGCGTTGATGTAAGAAATCTCGTCGGGCTTGGCGTTCAGCGGAGCACAGGAGAAACCACGGGTCTTACAATAACCCTGCACAGGCTTTGCAACTTTCATCACCGGATAGCCGTACACCTTTTGGAAACCTTCGTCGTCCACCGGGGGATAGTACAGCAGGGTCAACTTTGCTTCCAAAGGTAGCTGTACCTGCGACGCACCGCCCATAGTTCCGGCAGAACAGTTGATGGGGGAAACGGTTTGCTGTACACCCTGCGCAACTTGGGAGATACCTTGCGCGGCCTGCATCGTGCCGCCAGCAAACCCCGCCACGGTGGACAGCAGACCCCCGCCGAAATTCATTGCACCGGAGACGGTGTTGATTGCACCGGTCAGCGCACGCACCGGGTCAATGTTACTGGTGCCGATTCCGTAGGGGCTGGCTATGCTGGTGCTTCCAGCGTATACCGTGTAATCTCCTGCCCGGACTAGTGTTGTTACACTGCCGTCCACGAAACACACAGACCAGTCAATATCAATATTTGCCGCCGTGTTGCATTGGTCAACGGGAACCGCCAGCGTGCCCACGAAAGGAACATAAATCTGTATTTGGCAGTTCATGCGCTTCCAGTCGTCAGCAGGCCACGGGATAGCAATAGTTGTGTGAACACTACGGGAGCTAGACGGAGTGACCTGCTGTGCAAAAACGGTGGTGTTGAACTGCCCCAAGGTGATTTCCGTCTGCCGTCCTGCGCCGTATCTGGAAAGGTTTATGGGTATCCAGATGCAGGAGCGGACGCACTCCAATGCGTTGCCGCCGAACAAAAGTTTGTTCATAAACTCGGGCAATGCCAGTTCCCATCTAACCATAGGCTTTGTAAGGGTTTCCCACGTCAAGGAAACTGCGGTCAACAAACTTTCCATCTTGGCGGCGCTCATTGCATAGGCGTGCAGGCCAGACTTGCCAACACAGGACAGAACAAATGTGCCACCAGAGGCATCAATATTTCCGTCCGTGATATCTGCCGACACTGTGGAAATCTTGGGAGCCATTCCCACGGCCTGCCGGGTGTCCTGCAAACGAAACGCCGCGCCGCTGGAATCTTGATTGAATCCGTATTCAATGAATGCATCCGTTTTAAGAATGGCATCCCGGTAGGTTGCCAGCGGGTCAAGCTCTAACGTGAACTGCCAGATGTTCGCGGTTCCGCGTCCTCTGATACCGATTGAAATATCGCGTATCCAATAGAAACTTGCCGTCTCTTCGCATTGGCAATAATTCCATTGGGGGGAAATGTTGATACTGTTCAACGTAACGTAAATCACGGGCCGCTCCATGCTGGTGGTTTGCTTGAAATCACAACGCTCCTCATCGGGGAGCTCGGTATAATCAAATGCTTTGGTTGAATTCACGCGCTTCTCAACATTTCCAAAGTGGAAGTGATAACCGTGTTCCACGCTAGGCGCGGGAACCGCGCCGTTAAATTCGCCTCGTGCCATTGTTTCACCTACTTTCTAACAATAAAGGCCCGGCCTTTTACGGTCGGGCCTTGCGGCTGTTTTACGGTTCGTCACTCATATAGAAGAGAATCGCGTTCTCGGTGGGGTCGGCGGTATAGTTCATCTTCCAATGATGCTCCGTATTGTAGTACTCGCCTTTCGTGTTGAAAGGAGTAGTATAAACACTGTCCATCATGTAGACGGTTGCCAGCGCCCTGCGGTCATACAGCAGGCCCACCACCATGGGCAGATCAACTTCTTCACCGGTTTCCTGCTTGGCGGTGTTCACGTTGAACTGAGCGGGAATGACCTTCACGCGGCTCTTGTCGTTGATGTTCTGCCAGAAGTTGACCCCCTCGTAGTTGCCAAAGGAAAGGTAACCGGGGCCAAAGATAGCAGGGAACACCCACGATTTCGCGTCGTTAATGAGGGGCTGATACAGAAGCAGTTTCTGTTCACTCTTGGGAGTGTCCCGGAGCAGGGTAAGCGGGTTGCCGTTGTCGTCGGTGCAGGCGGGAACCAGATGATAGAGGTCGGTGCTTTCCTCAAGCAGAGCCGTTTGGGTTTCCAGCAGAGAGACAAAGAAAGAAAGGAATTCCTGCAGATGGGCGGTCAACAGGTCGGCGGTGGTGTATGCGGTGCCGCGTGCCGTGTTGAATTCTTTGGTGAGGTTGACTTTCTGGCCCGGCTTGCCGGTGTTGTACAGGGAACCGATAAAGTTCATCACGACGGCGCGATTCTCGGCAGTTTTCCAGCGGGCCACGTCGTTGGCGACTTCCGTGGTGATACCGGCCAGAAATGCCGACAGTTCGCTTTCGCTGGTGAATGCGGTCGTCAGCTGAGAGCGGAACGTGGTATAGGTCTGGTCAAGCGTGGCCTGCCCAGTGTACCACATTTCCAGCGGGTAGCGCTTGGAAATTTTGTACATATCCACGCTCTGCCCGTCGCGCAAGGTGTTAGGGTTCTGGACGGTGTTGATGAACTTGGTTTCGTCAAACTTGCCAGAGAAGAAAGCGATTTTGCGGATGAAAAGTCCCCACTCCTGCGACGTGGTTTCAATGCTGGTAAAGCGGCCACTGTATGCGCGAGTGGTAATGATGGTACGCGAGACCATGTTATAAAGGGCCTGTAACGTGCCCTCTTTGCTGGTGTTCAAACACATCTGCCCAACGTTGATAAAAGAGGATGTATCAACGGCAGTGATTGCCGTCTGGCCCGTCACCTGCTGAACCAGATTATTGGCAATGGTATAAATATCCTGCGGACGGAAAACCGTCGCGCCTGCCTTTGCGGGAAAATTCGGGTTAGCCATTACTTAACAACTCCTTCCATAGTACTGAAATTGGGGCTTTCGGGTGCAGGGGCAGGCTTGATCGCCCCAAGAATGATATCTTCCACACTGGTGACGGTGGGAAGAGCGCCCACGGTGCCAGCGGTCGGAATATTGAGCGCGTCCACTTTTTTGCTAAGGTCGGCAAGGCTTGCCACCAGCTGATCAAGGTCGGGAGTGGCCGGGGCCTGCTGGGCAGGTGCAGGAGTGGGAACCGTCGCCGGAGCGGTCGGAACCTGCACAGGGCTGGGGGGAGTGGTCTGGGGATTGCCCAGATTCATAAAAGCGGCAATGTCGGTTTTAGAAAAACCTGCGTTTGCCAATGCGACAACGTCGTTAATGCTGAGTGCCATAATCAATAGGCTCCTTTCCATCTTGATTTGTTGGTTCTAACGTCCACATGGGTGAACGTGTGATATACGCCGATACCACCAGAAGCGCCCAAATAGACATCTGCTATCTCTGCGATTCTGGACGGTGTCACGCCCTCAACCCAAATATCAGCCGCCATGCCGTTACAATGCTGAGACCGGGGAGAGGCGTTTTTGAGAGTGGCGTTGTATTCCTTGCTTCTGTATCCGCTGTTAATGTGTACCGGTTTACCGGTAAAATTCCGGATGTTTTCAAGCAAAGTCAAAAGCCGCTCGTCAACCTTTACAATGTCGCTGGGGTCGTGCTTGGAATGGAATTCCCTAACGCGAAAGTGGGGAGAAATCCGCTTTTCTGCGGCGTATTTGTATGAATAAGTAAGCATTGCGCTACATCCTTTCTATAAAAGCGGGGGTGTGCAACATAGAAATGCAACCCCACAGACTTCCGGTCTGTCTATGTTATGGGGGCCCCCGCACCTTTATAATACTCTGTCTAGTCGTCAATGTCAAGGAATTCTTTGATTTTGAGCAACGTGGGCACGTCACTGCACCAAATCTGATTAAGGTTTAACATAGCCTCAAAGAACGGGTGATGCAGACGGAAAGCGGTTTTCCCTGCTTTCGTGTCCGGGTATACTTCCCTACTTTCGTGCCGGGACGTGCACAGATACACATGATTTCCGTCGTACACATACGCATATAACCCCGCCACAGAATATAGGGGTTTCATGCCCCTAATATTCATTGCCCGAACTGCTTCCAAATTGTTGTAAGCAAACTGGTTTTCCATTGCCATTTTATAAAACTTCGAATCCTTGTTTTTCATCATGTGACGCATGAAAGCGGTCTGCGCGCGCTTGGCACTTACCGCGCTTGATTTGGGCATACCAATGAACACGCCGCTTTCTGTTACCGTCCACTCTTTGCCCGTCCTGCACAGCTTGGCTATTTCATCCACCACGCCAAGCTCCACCAAAATGGGGCTTGCAATGTCAAATGCGTTTGCAAGCAACCAGAGACGCAACGGGGATTTCCCTTCCAATTCCCGGTTTCCGTTGATGGTCACATAGGCATTCAAAAGCGCGTCGCCCTCTGCCTTACGTTTAATGACAATTCTTTCGGGTATGAATTCATCAAAAACCACGTCTTCAAATTGGGAACCGTTGAAACCACGGATATTCGCAATACTTGGGAGCGTCATTCCGATTCCATACTTCTCTAGGCACTGTTTTGGTTTGCCGTCCTCATACTCAAACCGGCCTATTGTATAGGTGACTTTGCCGCCTTTCACAATATCAGCGTCAAACCCTTCTTTTTTCAGAGGCAAGAACGGGTTCAAATCGGGGTCGCTGGTGATAGCGTCAAACTCTGTGGTTGTGCGGCGTAGGTACAGGAACCTTTTGCCCTCGTTCAGCTCATATTTCAATGTACCGTAGGTTTTACCAACCTGCCGTTTACCAATAAGAATATTGCACCAACAACCTAAAGAAGCGATGGACGGAATATTAATCCATCCACCGCTTTCATATAGGTCAAGCGCAATATTTTTCATGTCGCGCTTGCTCATGTTTACACCTCATAACGGGTCTTATAATCCGTCTTTTCGCCCTGCGCCGTTGCGTGCTCCGAAACTGCGGCAATGATGCGCTGTGTATCCTGCTCAGAGAAGTACACGCGGTACAGGTCGTAATACTCTCCGTCCCGTCCCTTGCTCTGCGGCATTGCGATAAACTCGCCGTTTTTGCCGTCAACGACTTTCAGATTAAGGAACGTCGCGCCCGGGACGTTCAGAGTGAACACACAAATCCGGTCAGAAATGAGGTGACACGCCTGCACAGTTGCGTCCTCAATGGACATATAAGACTTGACGACTTCGGAAGCGGCGTTCTGTTTGTTCTTGTTAAACATGATATATTCTCCTTTAGTACTTGTAGTACTTGGTGTTGGTCTTGATATCGGTCAGCAGGCCGATAATCTGCGCGTTCTGCTCTGCCAGTGTATCGAGTTTATCAAGTACACCGGTCAAGGCTTTAAGGATATCGGCCAGCTTGTTGTTAATGTCCTGCATGGTATCACCTCTTAGAAAATCCAGCGCAACATGAACTGTTTCGCCACGCTGTCACCGTTGGTCGGAAAGAGGGCCGTCGGGCTCTGGTTGGTGTAGATGCTGGCAATGTGGTGTTTCTGCGCTTCCAGCTCTGCCGCCTGCTGTTCCATGGTCTTGCCCCCGTGACAACAGGGATTCCACTGGGGCGCATACGGAAAGCCACGGCGTGCGGCATCTTCAAAGGCGGTAAAGGGCAAGGGGTCGAGCTTGCCCACGCCGTCAACGATGTTCAGGAGATTGCCGTCCTTGTCATAAACAAGGCCGTAAATGTTTTGTGCCGCGTCCTCATACAGCAGGGTATGCGAAACGTTTGTCGGCGTGGCGCAAGGGCCGGTACAGGTGCAAGGGTCAGCCATTGGAAACGCTCCTTTCTGTATATGCGTTGGTGAAGTCGTCACCGTCAAGCATGAAATCATGCGGAATCTCTGCGCCGATTTCGCATTTCAGCGTTTCGGCGTTAATATCCTCAAGAGCCATTTCAAGGCCCTTGGAACCGGTAGCAGAGGTGAGCGGTTTCATGCCGTGGGCCTTGACGACTTCAAGACAGTCGCGCTTGCTGTTCCAGTCCGGAAACAGCAGGGTCAAAACCTGTTTGTCTTTCACTGCTTCCACAGTAACATACTTTGCAATAACTTTCATGTGTTTCGTCCTTTCGTCCTTTCGTCTCGTGGTTGATGTTCGATACAAGTTTGTCCTTGCAACTATATAGTAGCATAAGGCACATCAGAAATTGTGAACAGGGTGTTAATAATTGGTTACACCTCTTGTATACATTA